GGTTGAACCTTCAGCCAGTCCATTTGTTCAAAAAGTTCTTGCAATTTGTCCGTATCAACATCATTCCAAAGGTCATCTTCAATGCTGGTGTTGGTAAGAATAAACAGCTGGTCCATTTTGAAAGACAACAAAGAATGAAAGTCATCTTCTTCAACACTTTTTAATTGAATGAACTGGTCAAGCGTAATTTCGTTCCAGCTATTTATTAAGATCATTCCCTTTCAGTTTTGTCACAATGTCCTTCAGAATCAAATTCACATACGGCAAAATTACATCGGCTGTGACCTTTGCCCGGAACAGTTCCGCTTTGCTTTTGATGTGTGAATCTTCGTAATGGACCATTCTGTCCAGTGCTAAATTTTTATAAATGACCGCAAGCATTTCACCCATATATTTTTGATTGTCTTGCTTGATGTACTTTTCAATCTTTGCCAGATCACGAACTGAAAGCTTATATTCAGGTCCAGTGTAAGCGGTGTAAATAATGCCATCAACTTCAATGGTTGGTTTAAAAATACTACATTCCCAATCTTCATCTGTGAATGTTTTTGTGAGGTCAATAAATTCATTCGGAGTGATGATGTCAATTTCTTCATCACTTAAACCAAGCACAGCAAAAACACGAAGATAACGGTCAAAAATATCTTGATCATCACCATTGAGAATGACACAAAGCTGTTCAAATTCAGCAACAGTGATTTCATTGATGGCATTGTTCATTGTTCTTTTGTTCCCAGAAATTTCAATTTGTATCATTTTTTAAAAAGTTTAAAGGGTTTATTATAATATATAAGTAATGAATTTACCAAAGTACAAAATAACAATTGATGAAGCTTACGGTGATGGCGAAGATTTGGGTATTTCTCAAATTGCTTTCACCGCTACTCCAGCAATAAAAGTCAAAGGTATGGCTTTTTCTTCAAACGAAAAAAGATATTTTGCGGACCATATAAAAATGCGTATTGCTGCTCCAGCTTTGATTCCTATGGAAATATACCGTTGTGATGAAGATGGCGAATATTTCGCTGAATTTACTGAAGCGGAAATTGAAAGATTGACTTCAAAATTTATGGCAAACCTTACCAACAGCGGCAAGTTCAACCTTGAACACAAAGAAGGTGACGTTGCTCCAGCTTACATTTTAGAAGCGTGGATTGTGAATGATCCAATAGCGGACAAGGCAAAAAGTACATTCAACATTGATGTTCCAAAAGGAACATTGATGATTGTCAGCCAAGTGACTGACTTAGATTATTACAATCAACTTGTTGCCAATGGCCAAGTTGGTTTTTCTATTGAAGGATTCCTTGGATTGAAATTATCAGAACAAATTGAAAAACACAAAAATAAATATACAATGGAAAACAAACCGACATCACTCCCAGAGGGAACAAAATTTGAAGTTGATGGCATCAAATACATCGTAAAGGATGGCAAAGTAATGACTGAAGCTTTGGAAGAAGCGGTTGTTGCAGATACAACAGAAGCACAAATGGCACTTCCATTGGATGAAATTCCAGCTGAAGAAATGCCAATTGAAGAAATGGCTGTTGAACCAGTTGTTGAACCAGTTGCAGTTGTTGAACCAGTTGTTGCAACACCAACAGCAATGCCAACAGAAGCGGAAATTCTTGCAATCGTTCAACCAAAATTGGATGAAATTTACAAGATGATCGCAGATCTTAAAGCGGAACACGCTGGAATGATGATACCTGAAGTTGAAGTTGAACTGACTAAAACAAAGATGTCAATTCACGATCGGTTTTCACAAGTGATGAAGATTTCAAAAGAAAATTAAAAAAAATATAATTAAATTATAATATATAAATAACGAAATAAATAAAAATAAAAATGGCAAGAAAATTAAAATTCGACCTTCAAATTGATCAAAATGCTTTGTTGTGTCCAAACCCAAATGAGTTCTATTCAAAAGCATATATCTCTGAAGATATTGTTGGAAATTACAGAACCTTAGCTGGTATAAAATACAAAACAAAAATTGCAAATGTATTGTTTGATAGCTTATTGCAAGCATCAACTTGTACTTGGTTAGCAACAGATTCAACGCTTGATGCGATTGATATTGATGTTTGTCCGTTATCTGCAATGGCTCAAATTTGTCGCTTTGACATTGAACAATCATTTGTTTCAGCTTGGATGGCAAAAGGTGCTTCTGCTCCATTTGATGTTCCAGCTTTTATGTCTTACTATTGGGATGAAATGTCAAAACAAATTGGTGCTGAAATCGAATCAATTCGTTGGCAAGGTGACACCAATGGTTCAACTGGTACTTATTTAGATGAGTGCAACGGTTACGAAGTTCAACTTTGTGCTGATGCAGCAGTTGTTCAAATCACATCAACAACAGTTGATGCAACAAATGTTATTGCTCAAATGAACTTAGTTTATTCAGCATTGACACCAGCATTGCAAGGAAAAAGAAATGACTTACGTTTCTACGTTAGTTCAAATGTTTTCGCTGCATTCTTACAAGCAACATATAACTATTCAAATGCAAACATCCCTTCAATCGAAGGCGGTTTTGTTGCGACTTGGTTAGGTATCAAAATTGTTTGTGCTGAAGGTGCTTCAAACAACACAATGGTGTTGACAAGCAAAAACAACTTGATCTATGCTTTTGATGGTGACAATGATTCCAAAGTATTGAAATCTGTGAACTTAGAAGATACAGTTGCAGAACCAATCTTAAGAACACGCGTTGACTTGAAAATGGGATTCTTTTACACAAACCCATCTGAAATAGTTTTCTATTCTGCTGGTCCTTGTTCATAATACAATAGAACAACAACAATTTTAAAGGGCGGATTAAATGTCCGCCTTTTTTTTAAACAATATAAAAACAAAACAAAATGGCTTGTAACGAAATTGAAAGTATTATAAAAAGTTGCGACAACAACACTGGCGGAATTTATTCCGCTTACATTGGTGATATGGATGACATCGCAACAATCGTAGAAAACCAAGCAACTTGGTCAATCACAACAATGACATTGGCTGCATTGACACCAGCGTTATCTTTTTACTTCAAAAGAAATACTTCAAACTATACAGATGAAGTTGCTTCTGATTTAGTTGCTGGAAGTTCTTTTGCAACATCAACAATCAACTTGGTTTTTCACCGCAGAGATGCTGACAAATCAAAAGCAATCAAAATTCTTGGCGAAGGTCAAAGATACTTATACGTTGTAATCGGTGATGCAAACGGTTTATTCTGGTACTTCCCATATATGCAGTTGACTGCAAACACTGGTGGTTCTGGAACTGCTCGTGCTGACGGATCAAATTACAATGTTACTCTTGTTGGTCAGAATGAATTTACAGCTTACACAATGAGTGCGAATTTAGCCGCTTCTTTATTAGTTGCTACTTCATAAGTTTAATGGGTTTAAACTTGAAAGGCCAGACCGTAAATGGTTTGGCTTTTTTTAATTAATAAAACGAATGATTTATATCATAAGAAACACAACAAACCAAGTTGTTTTGACATTGACTGAAAGCGTGACAATACCAAACCCGTTTTTTATTTTTTCATTTCAGCCATTAGCGACATTGAATGAATATCAACCATTGATTTATTTCACTACCTTAGACCTTTCAAACTATTGCAACAGATACAACTTGTTTGAAATTGTTGAAGATGATGCTGGATCAACAAATGGTGGCAATGACATTCCACTATATTTGAAACCCGGCCAATACCAGTACAAAGTTTATCAGTCAACAACAGCTTCATTGAATCCAAACACATTTGGTTCATTGCTTGAAGAAGGAAAAATGGTTGTAGGTGATTTAACGCAACCAGATCAAGACACAGGTGTCACAGAAATATACAGATAAAATGAAAATATTCGGAAAAACATTTTTTGAAAAACAAAACACAACAGAAGTTGTGAATGTGAATGATGGCAAAATGTCCTTTTCAACCCCATTCTTTAAGATTGGCAAAGGTGATCTTGGCAAACCATTCATCAGCAGTTGGTACACAATAAGCGGAATTGTTCAATTTGGAAGTGAAAACTTATATCCGCAAATTTTGGATCAGTTGTACTACACCAGTCCAATGCACAGTGGTTGTCTTGAATTTATTTCAAGGGCAGCAATCGGTGGCGGTTTTGAATATACAATCCCACCAGTGACTGGTGTGGAAAAAGTTGATTTGTACACGTTTGAAAAAAGAAACAAATGGAAGAAAATCTTCCGTTATTTGCCGATTGACTTCTTGATTCATAAGCGTGTTTGTATGTTGATCAGAAAAGATGTGAATGGCAAATTCGTGTCAATGACAAAACTGAATCCAGCAACAATAAGAAACAATCAAACAGTTGACAAATTTATTTATTGTTTTGACTGGTCAAGAAGAACGGGTTTGATTGAATACAATAAATACACACCAAACGGCAAAGATTTGGAATCACTATGGGTGTACCAAGCTGAAACTGTTGGTCAAGATACCTATCCACTACCTTCTTATATATCGGTTTTGAATGATGTATTTCTTGATGGCGAAATTTCGTATCTTCAAAAAAGCAACATTCAAAATTCAATCTGGCCTTCGTTGTCAATTCGTGTTCCAAAGATGTTTGAATCAGATGCTGAAAGGGAATCCTT